AAAGAGTCACCGGTATCAAGGAACTTACATTCAAACTCTTGCGCAAAGGCTTCTTCACTACCTATTGATCGAATGGTATCTTTCTTCCATGCTTCGTCTCTTCCTGGAATTTCATCCCATAAAATCTTTTCTGCTTTCCAGTTACTCTTACCATTATCTGCATCTGTATACAAATTATAAAAAAGGTTATTACTGCCATTAGGGGTAGATGCGACGAATATTTTAGATTTTTTAGAACTAGAAATAATAGGGTAAACTGATTTCCAAAAACTATCGACCAAGTTATTAGGGATGAATGCAAGCTCGTCTAGAATTAACACGTTACAAGAATCACCACGACCAGCATCCGAACTCGTAGTACTAATACCTATACTACTACCATTTGCTAATTTCATAGAAGTCTTACCATATTCTAAAACACCAGGCTTTAGGTAGTTAGGTAATTTTTCATATGCCGTACGAACACGAGAGAATATATTAATAGCGGTTTGTTCTTTGTTAGCAACAATTAATATACGTTGATCATCTTGGAAGCACGCTATCCATAGTGCGTAAATTGTCATCATTGTAGTTTTACCAGTCTGTCTAGAAGCAAGACAAGCTACAAATCTATTATCTCTCAAACTACGTAAAACTCGTTTTTGACAAGGATATAGTTCTATTTTTATTTTACCACGATCTAGGTTAACTATATAAAAGAAGTTCTCTGCAAAGTAAAGAATATTTTGTCTAGCCTTTTTGAGTGTCTTTACCATCTCAGGAGTCCATTCAAACTCCATATTAGCATTAGGTAAATCTTTATTACCTAAATAGTACTTATCCTCTTTTTTTTGGCGTGGCATTAATAAATATTTACATGACCGGAAAAGATTTCGACATATTAAATGAAGCTTACAAAACTAAAGTAAGTGAGGTAGCACCTGCAGTAGCAGTAGTGGGGCGCGCTGTTGCGGGCATTGCTGCTAAGAAAGCAGGTCAAGCATTAGCAAAACGTCTTAAAAAAGACGAAGAAGAAGAAACCAAAGAGGCGGCAAAGCCTGATTATATAGATGCTGATGGAGATGGTGATAAAAAAGAGCCAATGAAGAAAGCTTTTAAAGATAAGAAAAAGAAAGTAAACGAAAAAGCTACTGATCAGCGACCTAAAGACGAGGTTAAAGCTGATGATATTGAAGAGGGTGGGTGTGAGCAGGTTCATGATGAATTACAAGAGCCAATCGAAGGAGCCGAAAAAGAAGATAAAAAGTCCAAAAAAACTGCGAAAGAGAGCATAAATAATTCTAACAAAGGTAATATTATGTCCGAAAATAAATCAACATTTGACGAGCTCTACGAGAGCGTAATGAGTGAAGACGAAGATTTTGAACTTGGTCTTCCTACCGAAGACGAAACCGATGGTATTGATGAGCTCGAGCTCGGAGATGACGAGGGTGATGGTTCTATATCAATCACATTAGACAAAGATGTAGCTGAGAAGTTACATGATGTTTTGATGGCTGCTATCGGTGGTGAGGACGAAGGCGACGATGAACTTGGTGATGAGCCAGATCCTCTCGAAGCTGGCGCTCACGAAAGCGCTGAGGTAACTGAAGAAGACACCCATCACACCAAAGATGGTTCTAAGCCTGGTGTTGATCCATCTAACGGAGGCGGTAAAGCCACTGAGCCGGCTGCTGATAGCTTAGGTGGTAAGTCTTCCGGGGATGGTACACAACCAGTAACCGACGAAATTGACGGTGGTACAGATACTGGAGAAGGCAAACAACCCGGTCACACAAAAGCTAAAGGCGTTGGTAAAGCTAAATTAGCTGTATAAGACAATAATTAAAATACCTTTAAAGAAGCCTCTTGCGTATGCAGGGGGCTTTTTTTATTAAATAATTAAAATGTTTAAGAAGATCTTTCTAGAGGTACTAAAGAGACCAGAGAACTTACTAGCTAGTAGAAAGTTCAAAGGTAGTACAGGTATGGGTAGAAAAAAACAAAACCTGTTACCTCAAATGTATAAGACAGATCCAAACTATCCAGATAAATTAAAACGCTTAAAGAGTATGGATTCAGGGTCATTTTTATTAAATGATCAAGAAGTACAACAAATTAAATCAATATATAAAATTACTGACCTTGAACAACGAATTTCTCGCAATTTAGGGAACACAGGTATTACATTCTTTATAAACGACAACAAATATTACATTAAAAAATAATGGGAGCTTTCTTAACAGAGTCTATTTCAGCAGTAAAATACTTCAACGATGCTGAGCAAACTATTCGGTTTAATCTCAAAACCAATTCAGTTAACGAAAGAGCTCAAACATATAAGCGTTGGTGGAAAGAACAAATTAGATTATATGGTACTAAGATAGATTACTATGTACGTAATTTTGCCTTAAGCGCAACTGATAAAGTATACGGTGAAAACACCCATCAAGGATATCACCCAAAAGCTTCGTTTGTTATGTTAATAGATTTAAGCGACGGTTCCTTAACGTACTCTCAATACGGTCTAGTATCTGACGATGAGCTAACCGCAATTATTGATATAGAAACATATCAAAAAAGTCTTTCAACATATTACACGTCTTCAAGCGCCTCTGAACCAAAAGCGGGTGATGTATTTCAATTAACTGAGTATGGAGATGATCGACCGAATGAGCGTAATGGGAAGATATTTGAAATTACAGAACGATTAGATGAGTCTATAAATGAAATTAATCAGCTTCAAGGCCATTATGTTTTTAGACTTAGAGCAAGAAGAAACGACCATGCATTCTTACCTGGTCTAGATGCAGAGGCAGGCTCTACACAAGTAACAGACACATCTGGTGTTGGTCCTTTAACGGCGATTGAAACTGATTATATTAATGATCTTGATACTGATCAGTCAAGTTATTTTGATTATGGTACTAATGACGATGTGTACGGGGACTATTACTAGCCTCAATTTCGTGTTCTAGGTCTTTGAGCAACGACGGAAATCTTTCGTTAATATACTTACTAATTGGAATTGGTTTCAAACAATCTGCACTCGCACCTACTTGCTCTGCTTTATCAGAGATAATATTTACAGCTTCATATAAGCACAACCATCGTGCTAGTTTAGAGTAGTCAGTTTCTTTTTCTTTATTTGTCATAAATTGGATTAGTTGGTAATATTGTTGTGAAGTCAATATTAATTTTATTTTCTGCTCCACAGTTAACGCATTTAAAATTATTTTCCTGAGTAAGATCTATATCTACGCTATTTGTACTTTTACAGCCTTGACATTCAATGAAGATTTTATTTTTTTCTGCGAGTTGAGCTAATTGTAAACTTTCTTTTTCGAGATTAAGTCTTGCTATATATCTCAATACGTTATTATAGAGAAAGAAGAATATTATTTGTAAACCAGTTGTCAGTACAAAATATTTTGTAAACGTTAATAAAGAAGGATCAAAGAAGTAACCAACCCCACCAACGCTGCTAGAAATTATTATTAAGAGTATTAAACTACGAATTATCTGAGCTATCATGATCTAAATCGTCCGCTACCGATTTTATAAGATCCTGAATTTTTTGCAACTTTAAATTTACGGATTTTTGAGTTTCTGGTTTACTGTTAACAGTAGGGTTTTCGAATAATTGGTTAAGTAAATATTGCGCATCTGAAATACTTTTAAACGCGGAACCAAGTTGCTCAACGGCGTGATCTCCAGGAAAAGGGACGAGATCGGCTTTTACTTTATTGTAAGTTTCTGGGCTAGCATTCGCGATATCAGCTAATGTTTTTGTAGTAGGTCGAACATGTCTAGACTTTACATCCTTCCAGTATTTGTTCGTGTACATATATAAATCTTCAAAAAGTATGCCTTTCATCATAAGTATTTAATAAATACTTACATGGGAAAGTTCGAAAATAAATTTTTATCTTTGCTGAAAGAAGATGAAGTACCAGCGATTGACGCGAATCCTGGTGATGATCAAGCAGCTCTCGCGAATACTTTAGACGATCCTAGTACGGCAAGTGACTTAGAAGATGTACTAGACAATCAACCAAACACTGCTAGAGAGTTAGAATTATTACAAGATTGGACGGCCAATATTGACGAAATTTTAGAATACTTAAACGGCGGTACTGATAGTGTCTTGGGCCAGTTAAGAACTGACAATAAAATCGGTACTATTTTTGATAGTATATCGGATGCGACTAAGTCAGAGATCTTAGACGTGTGTGAGCGTTTAGCGAGTCTAAACCAAGTCTTTAAAAACCTTTACCTAGAAAAACATAAATAATTATATCATGGGACTATTTGACGAAGAACCAAAAGAAGAAAAAGCTACTGAAAAACCAGTAGAGAAAAAAGTAGAGAAAAAGGCTCCTATACCAGCTC